GTCTGGATATGATATGGCTATTATAAATAACGATGGCCGGGTGGTAAGAGAATTTAACTCTTGAGACATTTTAATCACCAAAAAAAACCGCCAAATGGCGGTTTTTTAATGGGTAAAATTTATGAACAGTTTCGCATTATGCCCGTTACAAGCCGGGTATTCATTTTCACCTGGCAACAACATGTTGGAGCAGCAACTTCTTGGCGGGTTCGCCCGTCAACGAAGAATGTTTGTAAATAACGTGCATATGGTCAATGTATCTGTATTGCTTAAAACCAAAACCCATGCTCAGTATTTCTGGGCATTTTGGCGATTGCATACGCTCGATCCAAAGCCATTTTTATGGCGACTGATAACTGACTCAGCCGAAGCACAGGATCACACCTGTCAGTTCGTCGCTGATTCTCTGTCAGTCGGTGAGCGTAGCGGTGTGATTTATTCCGTGTCATTCCAGGTGCGCTGTAAACCGTTAAACAATGGTGATTTGACCTTCGATCAGCAGATTGTGGATTTGTGGGAGTCCGGCAATCCACTTGAGATGCTTAATCTACTTGAAAAATTAGTGAACGAAACAATGCCGAATGCTTTGGGGGTTTCATGAGTGATTTAGATAAATTTCATTTAGATGCAACGCCAAGCGCAGCCATGCTGGAATTGATAGAGATTAGTCATCCATTATGGCCAAAGCCACTGCGCTATGTGACCAATCATGCTGATGGTGTGACGGTTAAGCATGAAGATGGACTGGTGTACCACTATGAGTTTATGCCGGTGCAGATCAATAAAGGTGCGAACTCAGATGACCTGGACCAGACCTTAAGTATTACCGTTGGCGACTTGGGACAGGTGGCGCCGCAACTGCTTAAGATTATCCGGGATGCCAATAACTTTGAGCGGCCTACCGTGGTCTACCGGGCTTATGCCTCAAACAATCTAAATGCACCATTACAAGTGGTTAATGGTTATGAGGTAGAAGATCGAACAACCGATCATCAGGCCACAACATTCAATGCAGCAACCAAGCGGGCCAACTCTACTGGTTCTGGTCTGTTTTATACGGTTGATGAGTTTCCAAGTTTAAGGTCGTTTTTCTAATGAAAAGTATTGATGCTTTACTGGATCGAAAATACGACCCAGAGAAATACCACTGTGTGCACTTTTTGATTGAGGCAGCTGAGTATCTACTTGGTCTGGACTATTCTCATAGTTTTATTGGTCTCACAACATCACTCCATGAAACCTTACAAGCATCTAGATATAACGCCAAGCAGGGAAGAAGAATTAACGAGCCAATAGATGGCACCGTTGTCTTAATGACCAATGCAAATCAAAGCTCCCATGTGGGGCTTTTTTATTGCGGCAATGTTTTGCACTTAACCGAAATGGGCGTGCACTTTTTGCCGCTAATAACGGTACGAAGATTTTATAAACGGATCCGATATTATGAGCCGATTACGCATTCTAAAAAACCCGCTTGATGGTGGTGAGGTTTTGCGCTTAAGAACCGACAAGGTACTTGAAGTATTTAGCGAAGTAAAAAAGAAACACCCACAAGCCCGCATTTATTTACAGCCCGCTTGCCAGCAGAATGATGTAACACCAACAAACAAAGTCGATGAAGCATCTTTGCAGATGCTGGCGAAAAAGCATGATTTTGACATCGTTTGTCATGCAGCGGGCTTGACCCCGGTTGAGTGGTTTATGGTTGCTGCGGCCGTGCTCTCAGTTGGATTGTCTGTCTACACTTATTTGAATATGCCTGATGTTCCAGTAATGGATCAAAGGTCATCAAATAACGAGCTATCAAATCGTAACAACCGTGAGCGTATCAAAGGTCGAGTGCCCGATATTTATGGAACTGTAAAATCCGTACCAGATCTGGTTGCGCCACCAATCCTTTATTACAAAGAGGATGGGGTGGAGGTTGAAGAATGTTTGATGTGCATTGGTCGTGGCGAATTTGAAATCTCTGACATCAAGGATGGTGACACCTTTGGCTCAACGATTGATGGGTTTTCAACATCGGTTTATGCGCCTAGTATGAATCTGACCGGTACACCTCAAATCCAGATTGGCAGATCATTCACTGAAGCACCTTTGATTGGGAAAAAGAGCTCAGCTATTACTGGTCAAACCTTGCCAGATCCAACAGAAACAGCAATCGATACAGCTATCGAAGGCACAATGTATGCTCAGTGGCCAAACCGCTTATATCTGGATGGTGGTGGGCTTGATGCGATTTTTGAAGTTGATGAAAGTATTATCTTAAATTCAGAAAAAATCGTAGGTAAGAATGAGCAATTAGCAGGCAATGCCAATATTGAAGTTAACGGCATTATCACAATCGCCACTACCAAAGATATTTTGAATCCGAATAACTTTAAAGAGATTCAGATTAATACTTTGTTGGTGGAAGATTCGGTTAACGGCCTGATTGACTTGGCTGGCATGTACCAGGTTGCAAGCATATCCAAATCTGGATCATATGTTTATACGGTCACACTTTCTAGCTTTACTGCTACAAACCCTAACTGGTTGAGATTGACCGATGATTCAAGTGCGGTGATTTCATCAATACTGGCTGCCAATATTGAGTCTATCGATATTTCAGGAAATTACCCTAAAATCAAAACAGTTACATCTAACTTTATTGAACTAGAAATACCGGCAGAATTGCAAGGTGAGTGGAATAAGTTGCAAGGCAGACCAATCACTTATAGCGTGATGAACATTCAGCGGTATACAGATAACTGGCTAGGCTGGTTCTACATCAATACTACCGATGTTGAAAAACTTCTATTCAATTTCTATTTTCCTAAAGGTTTGTTTTCGGTCCGTACTGATGGGAAAAATGCACAAATGCATGCTTCTTATGAAATTGAATATCAGGAAATTGAAGGGAATTCGCCGGTTGGTCCAGTGCTTACCTTAGATAACTACATGCTTCATCAAAGGCAGTCATCCTTTGGTGTATCAGAAAGCATCGAATTACCAACTGCATTTGCGGAAGGTGTGCGTGTACGAGTTCGTAAGACATCTCAGAATACAAAGCTTCGTTCTGCTGTCTATGATGAGATTAAGCTTAAGTCTGTTTACGCCTGCTCCTATCTTAAAAAACTGGTTTATCCAAAAGTCACCATGGTTCGCTCTGAAACCGTGGCGACCGATGGGGCTTTATCAGTAAAAGAGCGGCAATGGAACTGCATTGCAACACAAAAGCTTTACACGTATGCATCTGGCGCTCAATCACTCAGTAAGCAGCCAACGAATGACTTTGCCGATATTGTGGTTGCAATTACGCTTGATCCACTGATTGGTCGTCGTACGCTGAACGATATTGATGTGACAGGTATTTATGCCACCTCAAATGAAATTAAGAGCTACTTTGGCACTCCATTAGCTGCGCATTTCAATTACACATTTGACCAAGGTTCTCAGTCTTATGAGGAATCTTTGGCTCAGATTGCAAGCTGTGTGGGATCGAATGCAAGGCGTGAAGGCTCACAGATTTACTTCCAGTTTGAAAAGGAAAATCCAAACTCTAGCATCCTATTTAACCATCGAAATAAGCGACCTTTTTCGGAAACTCGTTCTGAGAAATATGGCATAGACCGGGAATATGATGGAGTGGAAGTAAGCTGGATTGACCCTGCAGATGGATGGGTTGAATCAATCATTCGGTTACCAAATGATTTCATCACAAATCCTAAGAAGCTTGAACTGGCTGGTGTAACCAATAAGTATCAGGCGTACTTCTTGGCTCATCGCGCCTGGAATAAGATCCAGTATCAGCGTGAAACAGTGAAATTCACCGGGTATGGTGAAGCAGATTTGGTTTCTTTGAATGACCGGATTGCTGTAACGGATGACACCATTCCACCCATAGTGATGCTGAGTAATGGAGTGCCGTCAGGTGATATTCAGTTTTGGGATGGTCAGATAATAGGTGTTTCACAACCCACTAACCTTGATCCAACCAAGAATTATTTAATTCATCTGCAGCATATCAACCGTAGCGTTGAAGTGATGGCTGCAACCCAAGGCAAGGATGAATATCATCTAGTTTTGGAGCGCTTACCGATCTTGCCTTTGGTGGTTAAAAGTGAGTATGACGAATATGCAAAATATTCTATTACTTTCTCCACAGAGAAAGATTCAGAGGCATTTCTTATTACTGAAAAATCCCATTCTGGACCTTTCGAAAGCGAAATCACAGCGATTAACTATGATGCCCGCTACTACAGCAACGACAAAGACCACATAAATAATTTGATTTAACAGCCACCTTCGGGTGGTTTTTTAATGCCGGAGAGAAACATGGCTGACATGCTTACACCAGAGAAACTCATAAATGCCGATATTGATGTGGATAATCTTGGCAAGGCGGTGAATGAGGAAACGATTGTAACCCCGCGCTATGGCGACCAATATAAATCAGCTCCATTGGCGATTAAAGAATTTCAAGAAAAATCCAGTCAAATACTTGAGCAAGTTGAAGTCAAAATTAATGATATGAATGATGCTATTGATTCTGCCATTGCAGCTGGTGCTGGCTCAGCTGGATGGGTAGATGCTTTAATTATGACTGAATTTAATAGAAGTCAAAGAGAGAAGAATAGAGAAAAAGTTTCGGTAAAGGATTTTGGTGCAAAAGGAAACGGAGATCAGACTTTATATGCCACTGACTATTATTCTGATCAAGATAAATCAATTCGAATCACACAACAGACAGCAGATGGTCTTGCTTTTAACCGAGCAATTAAGTGGTTAAGAAATAAAGGTGGTGGAGCCTTATATATTCCTGAAGCCGAGCAAGGCAAATCTTATCGCATCTACGGCTATCTTGAGCAAATTGATTTTCCATGTGTGATTTATGGAGCAGGCGCTAATTCGTGGGTTCAGAATTGTGATAATTCTCCAACAAATGTAAATGGTTATGGAATTTTCTGTATACAACCGCTCGTTGTTTCAGAAATCACTATGATGAATTTTAAACTGGATGGTAATGCTGATGTTCGGACTAAGCCTACCTCTGAGTTGAGGTTATATCCTTTTGTGGTTTTGGGTTATCCTCAAGTACGTCTATTTAACCTTACATCTATAAACAGCCCAATCGACTGCCTTCATACTCGCTACAAAAATGATTATGAGCTGACCAATGGTGAACAATTATGGCTTAAAGCTGTTAATTGTCTTTTTGATAATTCATATAGAAACACAGCGTCTTTAGTGAAAGGTTGGCATCAAGAATATGTTAACTGCGATTTTTTACGCGGTGGGTATGTGCAAGGTGGTACTCAACCTAAGTACTGTATAGATATTGAGCCAACATTATCTTCAAACTCAATTAAAGACATCAACTTTGTAAATTGCCGATTTGCTCAGGCTCGAAATGTGCTAGTTGGTGGCGTATGGGCAGCTGCAAATTTCGTTGGTTGTACATTTGATGCGAGCACACCGCATCCCGAGGATATCGCTAAAAATGGATATCCATGGGCATTTCAAATGACTGGCGGCGAATGGAGTTTAACTGGATGTAAAATCTTCGGCCGTAGCGATACCATGAATACAATCTGTTATCACTATAACCAATATAGCGTAGGTGGAGAGTTTGCAGATAGTGGGTATCTTCTTATCAAGGATACGGAAATGTACGGAGCTGGCCTGCAATCAAATGGGCGTCGGATTTTCATTGAAAATGTACTTGCGCAGAATTCTCTTAGACCATTTGTGTTTGAAAAGGGTGCAGCTTCACCTCAAGTTGATGTAAATATTA